TTTGCCTATCAAGAAACTGATGACTCCATCAGCTCATATAAATATGTTTTGATGGATTGGTTCAATAATTTGAACCTTTCCCCGCCATCTGAGGAAAGTTTTGTTTGTTTGCCCTATTGGGCAGTTGGAGTGGTCTGAAGATACCACACTGTGGGGGCGCTTATGAACCAGAAAAGATCATAATCGGAATCAGCACTAACATAAGTTGCTATAGAAGCTTTTAAAATGCCTGTATTCGCCCCATAAGTGGACTCCCAAGATACTCTCATTAATCTCTCTCTAGAATCAAACATCGATGTTAAGACTCCCTGTGTCAAATCATGCACATAAGAAACTTCGGCTAAGTCAGTGCCAGCAGGCTCTGCCTTAAATCGACTATAAAAGGGGAAAACCACATCCACGCATTGTGTTGGTGCAGTGGAAGTAGCCATCCCTCCTGAATAATTCATTTGATTATCTATGAGCGTTTTCTGAGTCTTTGTTATTGTATTCAACTCAGTAGTAGTGAGAGAATCCTGACCTGCTCGACCCACCACCGGGTCAGAAACATTAGTGAAAACTGGTCGCGAAACTCTAATCCCATGTACTTGTGACTCTTGGTAGCCTGTGCCATCAGCAGCTGGTTTAAACCGCCAGCGTACTCCCCCTCTGCGAAGTGCGAAGCAAGCACCAAAATATACCATAGGAGATAGTATATGATAGTCAATCTTCTGCACAGTAGCACTAGGTGGAGTCACAACAGACATGTAACCATAATTAAGGTAAGGTCCACCATCTATAAAGAAACGGACTGGCAGTGGATGAATTGGAAGAACTACTGACTCTTGTGTCATAGTATTCGTAACGCTATTAGCAGTAGTCAAAATAGGGCCTGGCACTGGTCGGTGCAACAAAGCCCGCAAACTCTCTATGCGCTCCCCAAAATATTCTTCATCCCTCACATCCAACCTTCTACCCGGCATGTATGTAGCCAACGTGCATGGATCAACTTCACCAGACTGATAGTATGCAGGCTCGTTCTGAACCAACCACTTCCCATTCTGCACGCCGTTGGGCACTGCAAGCTCCAAATTTTCAACCCAAGTATGTACAATCAAGTAGGTATCAGGATTATCATCCTCCACTCCCACAATACGAGTATGAGTAGCGATAGTAATGTTACCCATTTGAGACTGTATATCAAACTTAATTTGTGTCGCTGCTAACGTTGTTATGGGGTTAGTCGCAACATCGGTTTGCTCATCTGCAGCATCTGTTTTCACACGCTTCCAGGGGGTAATTGAATTATATGGAATCTTAACCTGTAATTTGGTATTTTCTGAAATATCCCAAATACAGTTGCGAACCATTCCTTCCCCAGAAGTAGGAAATGTTGCTGTATAAGCAGAATGAGGATCGTAAGTAACACGCAGTTGCCCGCGGTGCATCTTACTACCCACATACTCAAACTCATAAACAACATCTCCCCGCCAGTAATTAAAGTAATTAGCTATGTAACCAGCAGGGGTGTAATTAACAGCAACCTGCTTATTCCCAGAACCAAGTGTTGAAACATGTTTGCAATAATTTAGTGGCGTGACCCGAGCATTAAGTACAACTGTATTTGCAGCAATTCCTGTCGGTAAAGCTACTGTACCTAAGTAGGAGGGTATCTTGCCTAAATTTGCTATGTTTAATTCGTCTTCAAAGCGTCTCGGTATAGCTCCACCAGTTATGTATGAGTGGTTAGCCATACCCAGACTATTACTTGGACCAGAAGATGAAACAGAGGAAAAATTAGGAAATCCATCGGGCTTGGAGAAACCAGCATCCCGCTGAACACTAGGATTAGAAAACCCAGCTAAAGTGGCCGCCGACCCTAAGGCCAGCAACCCTGCTGACGTTACATTATCGTACTGCCCAGACATAGCTGTATCTACCATTTCCACTTTAAGTTGAGAGATAGTATCAGTAATATCGCTAGATTGAAATTCAGCGTTTCTATCTGCCAATTCCACCTCTGTAGCCATTGCGTACACGTTTATTTGAACAGGCGTAGTAGTACCAGATGCACTATGAAGACCAGTGGGGGACCACATGTTCACAGAAACATACTTAGCATACACGTCTGCAAAGTGTTCCAAGGTGGCTCGCTCGATACGATCAGTAGTAAGTATCAAAGGAATATCTATTTCCAAAGAAGTACTATCTGCAGCATACAAGGAACCTCCATAACGTTGTGACATTGCCACTCTGAAGAAATCAGCAGTTGAATTGTAGTATGCCACTCCTCCATAGTTGACATATTGATTACCGTCACCATCAATTGCATCCGATCCTGGTTTCACTGAAACATATAGCTTTCCATACTGAAACGGGGAACCCGTAAGGGTTACGATCATTCTTAACTTAATATTAAATGAAGCATACCCCGCAAGCTTCCTATCAACGGCAGGATTGCCTAGCCATAACCGTAAAGGATCAAATGCTGATGCTGGAGCGTTAGGTAACCCTCCACCACCATCCGTCCAGCTGTATGATACAATCTTAACTGGGCGGGCCAAAAATTCTTGGATTGTCTCGGTTGGTTCCCCAACTGAGTCCAAAACAGTCGGAGTAGCTTGAAGCTGCCCCGCTTTTACTAAAAATTTTGTAAATTGAGCGAGTGTGATTTATTTACCTATGCTTGCACTCACACACATAAGTATTGGTCAATAGATAGTATGCCATCCTAGAAATTATTCTCTTTTGGGGTTTGCCCATGGCAGCTCAATTTATGATCCTCTCACGCTATACTATTATCAGCGCTAAGTAACTATCATAAACAGGGTTTAATATAACCAATACTCCACTTCCCTTATAGTCCTAGTTGAGATCCAGACTACCTCTATCCAACTCTGTTTGCGAGGATTTATACAAACAGCGAATAGCACATAAGTGCGTGCCCCTACCTTCCATCGGTAGACATTAGTGTGGGGGGACTTAAGACCCATCTTTGTAGACACATATGTGCCAGGCTTGTTTAATGTCTATGCCCAAAGACAAAGCCTAAACTTTCAGTAACAAACGGGGGCATTGATCCCCAATCCCTCACAAAAATACAGTGATTGATTACCTTCTCGGCACATCGTGTGTGCATGAGATGAGCAATCACTGTATGTAGTGCCAAGGAGTAGAAGCATGAGGCCACCACCAAAAATAAGATTCCAAGTGGCATGCCAGAAGATGCCTTGAGTGACTGGTAGGAGTGCCCACACATAGTGCAGGCCACAACACACCAATCTTACACAAACATTCCATACTGAAAAATTGGAATATAAGAAGGTAAAGAATTCTCCCCAAATGAATAAATGTTTACACACTGGGTGAACTCTCTTAATACCCTCCTCATACACCGGACTTAACCAACACAGCAGAAAGAATTGGGCGAAAGCACCGTAAGCAATAACCATAGTAGCATCATTACCTATCGAACAGCTCCAATCACTTCCTGCAAAGGCGACGTAGGCCAAAGAATTGTTATCATAGGCCAGGAAAAATTGTTCGGGGGTTGGAAATCCAGCCCCTAATTCTCGACCTAATTCTATGATATAACTCTTTATAACATCTCTAATTGGGGCTAATCCACTATCTAAAATGGTGGACTGCCATACTGAGGATAGGGATTCTATCGAATGATCCACTGTACTAGCCCCTGCCAACCAAAGGTGAAGTGTTTTAAAAATACTTCTCCGGTCAAGAGGTGCCAACATCCGAGTCTTACCGTCGAACTCAACAGGGGAGAACCGCCGTTTAAGAAAATCAACGTCAAAGATATTATCCATCTCCACTGTACCTATTGACGACTTATCAGACCGAGTGTAAGTTACACCTAGCTGTTTTAAGCAGTTAGCTATATCCTGGTAAGTAAACTTATAGTCTAAGCTCACTCCCATGATATTGTCATCTCCGTAAGTCATCAAATGTACATTCTCCCAAAATTTGTCTATGGGGTACCCCATCTCCGTCCATGCGAAACCAACATATAATATGTTCGCTAAGCAATTATTATGGACAGTGAGAGGATGCCCCGAAGGATTAGTACCTAAAATTTCAAACAAATCACCATCTATGTCACACATAGGTGACGTAATATCACTAATAAGAGTATAGCACGCAAGCAGATCTTGTTCTGAATATCCTCGTGAAAATCTGAATAAATCAGTAATCATATAGAAGGACATCACAGAAAACAATTGCTGCATTGCTT